GTTGCCGCATCATCATCGGCATGTGCGGAACTGACTTTCATCACCGAAGCTGCTGCCGGGTAAGTATAAAGGCCGGTGCCGCAGTCGCAGATGGTTTCCGGCGCGTTGCTTATGTCGGCATTAAAGCCCCATATATCCCCGCCCTTGCCGTTCGTATTGATGAACGCCGGGAGCATCTGGTTGATACGTTCAAAGGGGATGCCGTTCAAGAAGGAAACCTCCTACAGCTTAAAAAGGATATTCAGCGTCCTGGGTGCGGCCTGGTTGACCGACGTTTCTATACGGGCGAATCCGATACCACCGAGAACATCATCACCGAGGGTCATAGCAAGGGAACCGGCTGCCGCATCAAACTGCCACAGGGAACCAAGGGAATTATGAACCCGGACAAAGTTTGCCGCGGTTTCATCGGGGGATGCCTGGAGGTAAACCGAACCGGATGTGACGACCGGCAGGTGCAGGGTCGCGCCTTTGGCATGCTGGAGATTAAAAACCTCCGACACCGCCGACCCTGAATTGATCGTGAGGGCCTTAGAAGTCATGGGGACTAACGGTCTTTAGTTGCCCAAATCATAAAGCCAACAGTCTCGTCATACGCATGAGCCGTTGCGCCTGCCCGAGCAATGTTGAAACTGGTGCCGTCCACGATTGAGGTGACAACAAGATTGCTGCCACTGACAACATGCGCCGGTGCCGCGCCGAGTACCTGAGTACCGATGAAGACAAGCGACCCGGAAGTCACCAGGTTGGTTGAAACCGTCACTGCTGCTGATCCGGAATTAACCGTGGCGAAGCCTGCGAACGGATTCGATGCCAGGCCACCTTGATTGGTGTTGGTAGATGGCTGCCCCTTAAACATGGGGAAAAACAATTGTTCTTTTTGCTTGCTCATGGCTTATCCTTAATTGTGGAAAAATACGCCGTTTACAGGAGTGTTCTTTGGGCCGTCACCGACTAGCTCGCTGAAAGAATCAAGCGCCTTATTGGCGTTTTTGATTTTCGGCTTTACTGATCGTGCGATTGCCGTCCAGGTGTCTTTCGCATACTCACGAATTTCGCCTTTCTTAGCAAAGAGGCCACCGGCCCCCGCGCCTGGAACATCCTGTTTAAATAACCGTTTCATGAAAAACTTAAAGCGTGTCTTTGATGAGGTAGGACAAGTCCTTGCCGACGATCTTCTCGTCCGCGAAGTACTGCGCTTCCTGGTGCTCGGACTTCTTTGAGCGATTGTGATGCGGATAACGCTCCACGACCATTCCACTTGGGAATCCAGCAGGCTGCCAGCCATAGCTTAAACCGAACGTCGCAGTCTGCATGCCGCGGGTCGGTGCTGTGTGAGTCAGCAGGCAAAAGTTGCCCCAGATGTTCGCCATCGATGCGGCCTGCCCTTCTTTGGCAGAGTTATAAACTCCGTCTGCGACGTGGATAGTGTTTACCCGGAAAAGCCTTGCAATCTCGCTGGTCGGAACCGGCCCGGATTGAGTGTACTTCACAAAATCACGAATCTGCGGATGCGTCTGCAGGGTGACCAGGGAGTCTTCATCCAGGCTTAAGGTGTTGGCTTTGAGGCCGGTGTTCTGCCGCACGAATGCGTGACCAGAGTTAATCTGGCCGACCGGGTCAGACCCGACCGCATCAGACCATTTGTCGCTGCCGGTTAAAGCTAAACCAGAACCGACATTGGAAATGGATGTAACAATATTTGCTGCGCGTTGCTCACGGTCACGAGCGAGGCCATCCAGGATGATCTCGTTGTTCGCCTGCCGGATACTATTAGCGCCGATATCAGCGTTCGCCAGCGTCTCGTTCGGGGTGTCCGTTCCGAGAGCATAGTTGTCCGCGAAATAACTTTCACTGGATAGCAAGAACTCAATAGTGTTAGCCGGCGCACCAGGAGCGCGAGCGGTGTCAGGGATAAGCAGGTAAGTCGCTTTGTCGATAACAAAATATTTATCTGACTGCTTGCCCACAGGCACGTTCGGGAAGATAGCATCGGCGATGTATCCCTGCCGGCTTGAAAAGTTCTTCATGGCCAGGTTGGTCAGCACCTTGTCGATGTGTGAACCGCCGTCTATCAAATAGTTATAATCGCGCTGCATGATTTTATCCTCGTTAAAAATTTAGTCCAGGTTCAAGGGTTACGTGGCAGGCCCGGAGAGTCTCCAGGGTTGCACCAACATTACAGAGATGATGTCGCCATCGGCGTCGGCCACTTCTATGTTTCGACCGATAACCATTTCGCCTGATGCCGCGGTAATACAGCGACCAGAACCGTTCACGGTCAGCATGGTCTGCGTGGTAGCAATGGCACCGCCTGCGCGAAGCTTTGCGCGTCCAGCGATTGCAACCGATGCGTGTCGGCCCACCGCAGCAGGTTTATTTAGAAGAACACCCACAAGCTGATTAGTATCAGCATGCGATGCGACGTTTACCTGCTGGTCGCCATCAGAGACCCGCATGTAATTATACTGCTGTGCAGATAGGTCGGCTCCGGCCTTAAAGGTCTGGTCGGTGCGTTCGTTGTTTGATGTTCCCATGGTCTATTCCTCTAATTTCCGATTATTGCAAATGCGTTGATTAAGACTGCGCGTATGCGCGTGCCAGGTCAGGGTTCTTGTCCAGGACTGCGGTCAATGCGGCCTGGTAGTCGTCCGTCTTATTAGCTTCCATGTGCGCCTTTACTTTAGCGTCAACCTGGTCGCCGATGTTGTCGGCATCAGTGCCGTCCGGCAAGTCGGTTCCACCGGAGGCCGATTCTTTAAACAGTTTTTCCGCATGCTTGTTCAGCATACCGATCAGGTCTTCACAGGCCTTGAATGCAGAGAGTTCTTTTTTAGCATCACCCTCACCAAAGCTATAAGCCTTTGCCCCTTCACCATCAGGCAGCTCGGAGAGCAGGGCATAAAGGTGTTCACGGAATGCCGGGATGCGACAACTGTCCGCGACGAGACGAATCTCTTTGTTTTTCTGATCCTGATGAAGCTTGGCAACCGTTTTAGCAAGGTCGCGCTTTTCGTTATTCGCTTTATCAATAGCGAGCTGCTGGTCTTCCAGTCTCTGGGAGAGTTCCGATACTTGCGCGTTATTACCGTCGCCGGTTGCCGCGCCTGGAATAGACATCGCATATTGCGTTAATCGACTCTCGTCAATTTGCAAACTGGCCGCGATGGCTTTCATCTGATCGGGAGTCGGTTTTAGTGCGGTGTGCATATAGGCGTTCATGCCTGCGACATCGATGCCCATGGCCTGCGCCAAGGTAGCAATGGTCGCTTCAAATTTGTCTGCTGAGATTATGCTTTTTAGAAACTCGCCGAATTTGTTCACTTTAGAATCCTCATCGTGGTTATCGTCTTCGATATTTGAAATCTGTTGATGCATATCTTCATTGCTCAACTGGTAAACCTGCAATGACGCGAAATCTACATCGTCGATAGAAAAGTTATTTCGCAGAGGCATCAGGTCAGAGACTGCAGGTATTTCAGCGCCTAAAAGAGCAACCGCTTTCAATGCTCTGCGGAAGTTTTTGCCGCCTCGTTTTATGTTCCAGAATACCTCGGAAGATACGGTGTCGAATGCTCGGGACTTAATTGCTTTAAATACTGCCTCGGGTAAATCGTGGAAGTCGGCTACTAATTTGTCGCCCTGGCGCCGGAGGTTTTCTATCCAGCCAAACGCCGGAGCACCAGATGATTCTTTGTGGCCGAGCTTAACAGGAGGTTTAAAACCTACATGGTCGAACGCTGCGACCATATCGTCCAGGTCTTTGACGGAGTATGCATCGCCGTTCCAGGTTCCTGCTTTAAATATCTCGACGCCTTTTAATTTGAATAAGTCCATGGCCACGGAATATAGCCGCGCAGATGGGGGAGGGATATTACGCGAAATCTACATCGATGCTGCAGATCCAATTTCTATGCGAAGAACAGAGGCACAATCACGGACAGCAAAAAAGGTACGGGTGAATCCGGCTTCGGCCAGTGAGCCGGTTATATCAGCCAGGCGCAGGCCTTTGACGATGCCCATTGAAACTATATGCAGTTCGTCACGCGTCCACAATTTACGTTCGCGGGTCTTCAAGCCCATGTCCCTGGCCTTGTGCCGGATGGAGTGAATTGATCGGTGTGGTAATTGTTCGTGGCAGTACTGGACGCCGCGAGGGAGGAAGTATTCACGGATAACGGATAACTCTTCTTTGCTATATGGCAGGCGGTCAACGGGGCCGGTGTCATGGCCATGCCAATAGTTCCCCACCGCGGCCTGCTGAGAGGAGACCATAAAACCGAGCGAGATATTAGCCTTGCTCTTTCCCATAAACTATATGCCCGCGCAAGATCATCTGCGCCATCCAGGAGGGGTGGTTGCCCCACTTAGCTATGAACACGTCGTTCGCCTTTTCACGTTGCCGCTCGCGCTCGTTGTGCGTGGTCGTTGACTTCCATGTAACGCCATTTAGGTGATGGCAGACGGTTGCCAGGTTGCGGTATGAGCGAAGACCCTGGTCATACATCCGCATGATTAAATCGCTATCGGAATGCACGTTCGGGAACGCCGGGTCAAAGCGCCATGCGCGATCAAACATCATGAGCGGGCCATACATGCCCTCGATGATCTTCTTTTCCGGTTCGCGCCCGCCTATGCTGCAACCGGGTTCCGTACAGGCCAGGGTCGTGCAACCAACTAAATGCTGGTGGTCTTGTTTGAAAGGTTCCAGCATGTTCTCCAGCCATCCGGGGCCGACGATCACATCGATGCCGGTATGCACCAGGTATTTACCGCTTGAAGCTTCCGCGCCCTGGTTCCATTGCTCCGTCCAGGTAAGATCAGCGCCCTGGCCTATACGGATATGAACATCGGCAAGGTCTTCCAGTAGGTCGGTGTGGTATTCCACGATCACAAGTTCAAAGGCCTGCATGGTCTGCATGCGCATCGTGTTGATCGTAAACCGGGCAAGCTCTTCTTCCCAAGGGTCACCGAACCGGGCTGGCAGGATAACGCTGATCATCTTTGCCGTTTACCTGCAGGGACGAATCCATTGCGACGCATAATCTCAATCGTCGCTTTGGGACTAAAGTGATGCTTCGCGTTGCGCCCCCATCCGCTCATTTTCAACATGCGAACCAATACCGTCTCGCCGCCATTCTTAGGTCTAAATTTCATCTTCGTCATGCCGCTTTTCTCCTTCCGCCTTTTCTACCGTACCAGACCACCTCACGCGCCCAGGTTTCTCGGTTCTCATAATCGTCCGGCCTTGCCAGGTCAGGCACCGGGATATCCAGTTCCTCGCAAACGCGATCAATGTTTTCCATGCACCAGATAAACAGGCGCTCCTCCGGAGGCCAGGTGTTGTCCCCGTAATCATCGATGGGGTGGTTCCAGTCTGCCTCGCCGTTTAACACCGCGCAGAGCAGCTCGTGTAAACACCGCTCGTAATGACTTAGCCACTGGAGTTTGCCGGTCTTAATCCGGCGCCAGGTTGAATGATAAAAAAGTTCGATGTTTCCCGATGCAATAGCTGCGTCCCGCGTAAGGCCCATGCAATGGAGGCCCTGTATAAACCATCCGAAGACCATCGCCTCCTTCCATTCCTCGTGCGTCATGGTCGACGTTTCAACGACCAGATCATATTCCTCCGGGGCCGGGTCGGCCTCCGACCATGATGCGTGAAGCAATAACATCGACAGGCGCATGCTTTTAATGCCATGTTTTTTCCGATAGAAAATATTACCCATTTCCGAGTTATCCAGGACGATGGCCGGGTAGACGTTCAAACCGTCGTGCTGGCCCAGGGTTAAAACTTCCAGGAGGCCCGCTTTGAAGCTCTTGAGAGTCTCACCTGGCAGGCCCAGGATGATCTCCGTATACGTGGGAACCCCATCCGCTTTATAGCTTGCCACCAGTTGAGCAAACTCCTCCGATACCAGTGGTCGGCGTGAAACGGCGTCCAGGGTCTCGGGGTTCATGGACTGAGCCGATAGCGTGACGCCTTTGGAAAGACCCGCCTGCGCTAATAGGCGCCCAATCTCGTATACCTTTGGGGTGGTCTTCTTGGCATAGGCCGCACGAAACTTAGCCGGGGAACCCGTATCGGCTTTCAGCTTAACCATGTGCTCGGCGATCTGAATATCCCTGGGCCGCATGCCGAAGTTCGCATCGCAGTTATAAAGCAGTTCCAGGCCCTTCTCGCTGCCCCAGGCCATTTCGTCCAGGACAACGTCCAGGGGAAACTCGCGCACCTTGCTGAACGTGGCCGAACCCCAATCGCAGAAGCTACATTGGTACGGGCATCCCCGGTTGGTTTCCTGGCTCATGTGCCAATTGATCTCCGGGTACAAGGTGATCAGGTGATTGAAATACCCCTCCAGATAAGGCGAGGGCAGTCCATCGAGCGAGGCTAGTCGGTTGCCCTTCCCGCGGTGTAAGGCCCCGTTAGGCCTGCTGCTGCCCGGTATGACGCCTATTTCGCCATAGTCATAAAGATTATGTAATGCCAAACGAAAAGCCATCTCGCCCTCGCCATGGATCAGTAAGTCGACTGCCGGGTTACGCGCAAAGAAAGCGATATCAGGTTCAGCGGGAACTTGAGGGCCGCCCAGGATGATCGTGCAATCGGGCCAGCGGTTTTTTACCCATGACGCCAGGCGCAGGGAATAACGCCAGTTCCAGAGATAGCAACTGATGCCCAGGACGGATGGTGGAGCTTCATCCAGGCGAGCCAGCACCTCTTCCCTGGGTTCACGAAAGACCAGGAACCCCTGGAAGTGTTGTCCAGGCCTTTCCATGGCCGCGGCTATTAACCGCCCTGCCGAGTAAGGCAGGAAAGCATTGTCCCCAAACTTATAATTGACCTGGGCCATCCAGATATTCATAAACCGGCCCCGGTGAAAGCGATTAAGGCGATGGCCGCCAGGAACGTTTCGTGTTCCGTCCAGATAAGCTGCTGATGCCGCATGTACCGGGATGAAAGCCGGGCCAGAATGCACCCGAACGCAATGGCCGCGAAGCCGAGTAGATATTCAGTCATGTTAAATCCCCTTGACGAGAGTAAGTTTATTAGCGTCCTGGCAAGTATAACAATGCGGTCGGCCATCCAGATCGACCACGACAGTTCTTTTTTGATGCCCGGCCTTTAGCGTATAGACCAGCTCGTTACAGTTCTCTCTCTCGCATTCCTTTGCATATAAATCAGGCGGGATGGCGAAGCAGGTTTCATCAGGATTATACGTGTTCGTTCTGCCGGTGCACCGCGCCGGGTTGCCGGACATCACCAGGCCCTCGCCGACGTTCATCGCTATCACCGCGCCCGGCCCTATTATGGCCCCGGCTTCGACGTGAACATCATCAAGAATGGTTGCGTTCATGCCGATGGTGACGTGGGCATCGATGAAGACATTATCACCTACGCAGGCCCCGGCGTTTACTTTGGCGGTGTCCGCTATCCTGGCGCCTTTACCCACGTGCGCTGAGTAGTGAATTTTAGAAGTGATCGCCATTCTTCCCGAGAGGGATGTACTTTTTAAACCGTTCCACTTCCACCAGGCAATCAAAAGGATCAACCACTACTGAACCGGAGGGGATTATGTTGTCGGTGATGGTCTTATCGTGATCCATTCCAATCAACACCACGTGCGCCCTATCAAAGCCTGCGGTGGCCTGTGGATCAATAACCGGGTCGATCAATAGCGCGTCGTCCAGCAGGCTATTGACCAGGAGTGCGTGTGACCCTTCAATCATCGCCATGTTTTTCTTAAAGGCAAACCCAAGAATGGCTATCGGCAGGTCGTGCTCCCTCGATAGCTTTTGAAGCATATCGGTCAGGTAATACGCATGCGCCTCTCGCCAGTTCATGACGTCTCTGAACGGGTTCCAGGGCAGCTTTACTTCATCGCACAACCAGGTCATGGCGATGTTATCCCGCGGATGGCAACCGCCACCGTCGCCCATGCCTGGGGACAGATAAGCCGGGGAAGTGAGCCGGGAGTTTGCCGCCTTGAGGGTTTCCATCACATCATCCGCGTCCGCGCCGGAGATATGATCACACAGGCCGCTTATCGTGTTGGCAAATCCAATTTTGAAACTAATGTAAGTGTTATAGCTTACCTTGGTCAGTTCCGCGCTTTCCCAGGACATCATCTTTAGTTCTGGAACACTGAAAGCATTATCCACACCTTTGAACCGCACCTCGTCCAGGTAATCGCGCCCATTGACGTAAAACTGATTATAGAAGTCGGCGACCAGGTTGATAGCGTCGGTGGTTTTCTTGTCCCGCTCGCGGGGGAATCCAAGTAATACAAACTCCGGATTGAGGAGGTTATGCATCACCGTGGACATCGCGATAAAAAACGGGTTATAGACCAGGATGCCCGCGCCCATAAGGGGTTGAATCTCTCTGGTCATAGTGCCGGGCAAGCAGGTACTGATAACAACAACAGGCTGGCCGGGCTTTTGATATACCTGGCCCTCAAGCACTGCCGCTCGCAACGCGGTGTAATCAAAATCAACAGGGTCGTCTACTACTGGATGGGTGCCGTCATATTCCGGGTCGTGCGGGGTTTCGACGGCGATGAAAACAATGTCTGCTCGGGAGTAAACTTCACCGGGATGGGAAGCGATCGATGGCGGGTGCTCTGCCAGGTACTTATTGAAATTCTTATTAGGCCCAGGGCCGCTCTCGACGTAAGGGTAGCTGTCGGGGTTTTCTATCCACTTACGAGGGTTATCAGAAAGGTCATATCCAATAACATCGAATCCCCTGGATGCCATGGTGACCGCGAATGGCAAACCGAGTTTGCCGAGTCCTATTATTCCTATATTCATCGTGATGCGTTATACATCACGGCGAACACAGGCGCAAGGTCAGGCGTCGTCTTTCGTTTCTTTTTTCTTCGGAGGGAGGGCCGCGATTGCGCGTTTATGCACATCGGTCGCACGAGCAATAATTTTCTTATCCTCTTTGCCGCCATACCGTTTAGCTCTGTCCAGGTTTTTGGTCGCCTTATCGGCAGCCGCTTTTAATGCGCGTTCTACTTCGGCCAGTTCAATGGCGATACTTTCTGCAATGTGATCTCTCATGGGTTCTCCTATACGAATCCAGTGTTAGCAAGTTCGACGCCGCGCCCGGCCTGGGTCGGCGACACGATGTCCCGTTCGTCAAGTTCATCAAAGGTCGTCACCGGAACGAGAACGGAACGACATTGGAAATGATTCGGGGGTTTTAACCTATCCAGGTTGGGGTCGTCAATCTTGAAGACCCGGCCATCCAGGTGTTGGCAAACAGGTGTGGTTCGACTGTCCATGATCGAAGCGTATTCCATGCCCCGCATCTGATCGACCACGTTCTTATCCCGCGCCTGCAGCAACCGGCCCTGGTTATAGGCCGCGGTGGTTTCGGTGCGGACAATGTTTTCCAGGCGAAAGGGTTCAAGCTGCTGCGCGTCCCGGAGTACTTCGGAACCGACCCATGGCTGGAATACGTCGAACAACCGTTTCTCTGCCTGGCGCCCGGTCTCGCCGAGTTCAATCGATTTACTGACTGCCTGCTTTACCTGCTTAATCAGGTTCTCGTCAATGGTGGACGCTAATACCAGGGAACGGTCACGGAGAAAGGTAAGCGCCTCCTGTGGCACGTAGTTCGGGCCGGTCTCATCAGCGAACAATTTGGGAAGCTCTTTGCGAACGTCGTTGCGTCCGGATTTAAGCCTATCCAATAGGTGGTCGCGCAAGGTGCTTTTGATGGCCGCCAGTTTAGGCACGTGGGTGATACGGGCTAAAGATTCATGGTTGGCCCCGGAGCGCCTTAACCGGCCTCCCATGGTATCCCTCGCCTCTGTGAGCAGCTGCTTCAATTTGCCCAGGGTCATGGTCTCGGCCCTGTCCAGGGAACGCTCGATGGCTTTAAAGTTTACCCGGCGAGTCGCCTGCGTGTTCTGCCGGAACGGTGCGTCGGGGTCAGGGTCAGCATCGTCGTCGTCGTCATCATCATCGTCGTCCTGATCTTCACCAGGGCCGGCGCCAGGCAATACCTCGTCGCTATCCTCGCGTTTAGGGAAGTCCATCAATGCCCGGATATGATCTTCGTCGGCCTCGGTATTCATCACCGCGCCCACGTTGACTAGCTCGCCCCACTTTTCAAGGATATCGATCCGAATTTCATCGGTTAAGGGCAGGAACTCAAAACGCGGATAATCTTCGACCACGTAATTCAAGTCGACCAGCTGCTTAACTATCTGCTCGTTGATGATGTCTTCTTCCAGGTCTTTACGCAGGGCCTCAACAACGAACAGGAACACGTCGAATACTTTACGCGCCCTGGCAAGTGAGCCGGATGAAGCTTCTGGCGTGAGGCCCAGGAGGCCAGGCATCAAAATGGCCCTGGATATGTCTGTGTCAAATCTGTCCATGGCGGGCATGAAGACGGTGCTCACCTGGCCGGCAACCTCTGGGAACTCAAGTTTAAAGGATTCCTCGTCGCCGCTAATAGCCGGGATCAAAACATTGGTCGCCGCCTGCATGCGCGTGAAGATCGTTTTTAGTGCTTCCAGTTGGCTGCCCTGGATAACCTCCGGGTCATACGTGCCGAATAGTGGCGGGACGCCGAAGCGCTCCAACAACATCATCAGCCATTTATATGCATGGTCTTTGTGCCACCAGGCCCTGTATGCAGCTCTAAGATCGGACGACCCATAAGGGTTTTGAAAATCGCTGTTATACGAATAGACGATGAACTTTTCCAGGGGAAGCACGTTGTCGTTGCATTCCTGCTCTAGTCCCTGGACGTTACCGAACTCATCCTGGCGAAAGCCGAAGCCCTCCGGGTTTTTAGACTTGATAGCTTTTAATCCTATCTTCCCATTGAACTCGCCATCACCTATATCCTCAAAAACCTTTTCCGATACTGAGAACCCATAATCAAGGGCCGTCATTATCCCCTGCAGGGTGCGCTCCACGGTGCCTGGTAACTGGAGCATCTGCTGCTCAACGAACCGGGACACCTCCCAATCCTCAGGCTGGCCCTCCGGGGTTTTAATCGTCCATCCGGTTGCATAGACCGCATGCTTTTTAAACGACATTGCGATCTTCACCTGCTCATCGATGCGCATCTGACTATAAATCTTGAGGCCCTTCCTTGTGACTAGCGCGTCCGGGTTAAGGGTCGTCATGCTGGCCATGGGGATCAGGTGGAAAGGGTCGGCGTATGCTAGTTCGCCAGGGGGTGGTGGTTTAGCGGGTTCGTGCAGGAACGCAGACCAGGCGTCGGCTATACGGCCACCGAGGCCTTTCTTATCAGTAGTCATCGTCACTTAACATCGGGATATCATCAGGGTGCGCTCCGATGATTTCTATCTGTACGTCTGAATCGGTAATAATCACATCGTCTCCTTCTAACAGCTTCAGCGGCCTCCGTCGTTTTAATCCTTGGTTGGCCAGGGCAAGTGCGTCAACGCAGTCGTCGTGGCATCCCTCCATGGACATATACTTGATGCCGGTTCGGGTGTATTCATACTCAAATGTTTCGAGTTCACTTACTATGTGGCCCGCAGGATAGCCTATTAGATTCGATTGAATCACCACCGCTAATCCTTCCATGATTTGCTGCTTGCTCGATGCGCTGAACTTAAAGCCACGGAAATTAGACCCGCCTCCTTTACGCAAGGCCTCCAGTATCGGGTCACCGACGCCGGTGCTATCCACGTATGCCCGCGCCGTTTTAGTCAGCTTTTTTATTTCCTTGATGGTGACTTCCCATGGTTTCTGGAATCGGTGAAAACGGCACGTATTGCCGTCCTCGTCCAGGGCGATGCCCACTGTATAGTTCTGAGCTTTACCCAAGTCCCATCCCCACACGCGGGGTTTCTTGGTTGACAATTCAGGAATGACGCACTGCTGTATGGAGTCCAGGCCAAAGGGATTGCCCTCGTCGTCACCGGCTTCGGCGAAAAACAATTCCTTGAATATCTGCTCGGGCAGCATTTCCCTGGCGTCGTCGATTTCCGATTGAGGTAATACTCCGGCAGCGACCGCGTCGTCCGCGGTGATCATGCTGTAATGCATATTCTTCGTGCCGCTCTCGGCCTTACGGCATAAGCGATAAAACCAGTTCCTGCGTCCCTTGACGTTTCCAATGATTCGGATCGGCCCCTGGGTCGCTACAAGGGTCGAGCGGATAGCATGCCAGGAGGATTCTTTGCATCGTGAAGCTTCGTCAATGACCGCGGCCTGGACGTCTTCCCCGTACAGATTGTCCGGGTCTTCCGCGCTAAAGAACGCCAGGACGCATCCGTTGAACAGGGTAAGGGTCAGGTCGCTGCGGTTGGCAACGAAGAGCGGGCCGTCCAGGGAATCGAATCCCTTTACCCGGCGCAGGCCCATCGTGTATCGACGGAATGCGATCTTCGCTTGTTTGATTGTTTTAGCCGCCCACCAGTATTGGTGTCCGGGCTTGCCTTTCAGAGCCTGCTCAAAGAGCCATGCCATGCAACCGACGGTCTTCCCTGATTTAGTGCTGGCCTCGATGCATGAATACCGGGCCGGGGAATAGATCGCAGCGAGCTGTTTCGGGTAAAGATATGGACGATGCCATTTAACCTGGATTCCATCGGGCCTGCTGGAAATGCCTGATTTTCGTCTGTTCCTGGCAGAACCGGGCGCACCAGTCGCCGCACGTCGGGTTTTAGTGGCCATGGTAATACGGTGGGTTAGGTGAAAAAGCTAACGACCCCGGCATCCAGGTCAAGGGGAACAGAGGGAAAGACACCGAGGTCGTCATCAAGAGGAGGCGATATTACTCGCCCACGTCGTCTATAGCAATCTCCTTGTCGCCGATGGCCAGGGTGATGTGAAGCTCGCCTGGGTTGCGTGGGTCGAGCGCTCCGACGGAATCATCCGGGGCCGGGGTAGCAGGCACTCCGTTCTTGCCGCTCTCAACCTCACCCTCGCCCAGAGTTATCTTGCCGTGGGCCTTACGTCCCCATCGGTCAGGGTACTTGCGTTCCAGTCTCCATGCCGACGCCTGCCAGGCCCCATCCTTTGCCGCTTTAGTAATTACGCCGAGGTCAAATAACTCCGATTCTCCCATCGCCTTTTTTATAGCGTCGGAAAATGCCACGTATGGGCGCTCATCAACGGGGATTCTTTTCCGGTTATGCAGGCCTGTCTTTTCGCTGTAAACGGCAGCCAGCGCCCTGGCCCCGCGTTTGAGCCAGGCATAAAACGTGTCTTTATGGATACCGGCAAACGCCGCAGCGGATTCAATGTAAGCGCCCGACTGTATAGCGGTGGTCACATCTTCGATATGCTTTTCCGTGATGATAGTTGGCCGGCCTTTTTTAGCCGCCTTTTTCTTTGTCGTCTTCTTTTTAGCCATTGTCGTCGTCCTGTGTTTGCCTAATAGCGTGTAATGCGAAGCCATACGCTATGACATTGAGCAGTATTATCAATGTGAAGATCACTGCGATAATTTTAATCATAGTTTTTTAGCTTTTTTGCCGGTCATATTTTCCCATCGGTTTATAGCGATCTGGATGTACTCCGGCGTGATATCAATCCCGAACGCCTTACGGTCGTGCTCCTCGCAGGCGATCATAGTCGTGCCGCTTCCCATGAACGGGTCGTATACCGCATCCCCTTTCTTGGAGTTATTGACAATGGGTCGGGCCATGCATTCGACCGGCTTCTGGGTGCTATGACCGGTCTCGCTCTTAGTAGGTTTATCAATAAACCAGGCGGTGTCTTCTTTCCTGGAACCGTTCCAGTGCGCCGTTTTACCTTTCCGCACCGCATATAAGCAAGGTTCGTGCTTGATGTGATAGTTACCGCGGCCCACTACGATATTACTTTTAACCCATATCAGTTGCGCCCGGACAGGAAAATCATTGTCGATCAAAGACTGCCCGACGATGTGACCATAGATGCCGGCATGCCAATAGTAAATCACGTCACCGGGGAAAAGCGCGATGGCCTCGCCCCAATCAATGCGATCATCATTCGCCACCTTTTTAACGGCCCGGCCCGACCGACTAATGTTGGACATATCCGGCTTTCGGTTCCTCCAGGCCGGGTCATACTTCACACCGTAAGGAGGGTCGGTCACCATCAGGTGCGGCACCGTTTTACCAAATAGCCTGGACACGTCTTCCGGGTTACAGGCGTCCCCGCATAAGAGCCGGTGTTTGCCAAGCTGGAACATATCGCCGAGTTTAATATCGGTCTTCACCTCAACCGGGTCAGCAGCGTCCGCGGCCCCTTCCTCATATCCGAGAAGCTTGTTGATTTCGTATTCTCTGAACCCGGCGATCTCCGCTATCTCCATCGGGATGTCCCCGAGTTCAATTTTGAGCATATCGATATCCCATGAAGACATTTCCGCTAATTTGTTATCAGCCAGGACATACGCTTTTTTCTGTTTCGCCGTGAGGCCCGACTTTATGACCGCGGGTATATCTTCCTCGCCCATGGCTTTAGCCGCCTCATAAACGCCATGGCCAGCAAGTATCATAAGCTGCTCGTCCACGATGATCGGCCTTACGAACCCGAACTCCTGCAGGGACGCCACTAGGTGCGCTATCTGATGGTCGGTATGCTTTCGGGTGTTGTTTGGATACGGGGTAATTAGATCAATCGCGACCCGCGGTATGTCCGTCCCTTTCTTACTGGCCGGTTTCTTTTTTTTGGCTGCCATGATCGGATAGTACAATAATTCGTCGTAATGGCAAAAAAAAAGCCCGGTAGAGGATACCGAGCAAAGCGTCGAGGGGTGAGGCCCTCTGTAGGAATTAGATGTGGCCGTTCTCTTTTAGCAAATCAGTAACGTCCTCCTCCTTATCAATCAAAGCATGCACCGCGATATGCTTATCACGAGCAACCATCATTTCCAAAGTTTCCTCAATGGTGAACCCGGCCTCAACGTATAAGCCGCTCCCATCGGTAAACCTGACGAACGTGTTTTCAGTATACGGTTTTCTAAATTCATCCAGCGTCATGCTCTTCCCTCCCGTTATAAACGATGGTCAGCTGATCCAAGTTTCCCTGCACTTCCATAAGGCGATCAACCGGCCCCGGTATAGCGCGAGTGCCGGCCTCCCAATGTTGATACCCGCGAACCGTGACCCCGAAGTACTCCGCGGCCTGTTCTTGAGTCCACTCTCGAGATTTTCTAAATACCTGGAGGCCAGTTTTGTGATCGATCACAAGAGTTTGGCGTGAAACGGTTTCGGCGCTCATGACCCGAACCCCAAGGCGCCTTGTAAGAATTGCCCGTTCCCGTTTCGGCCCCAGTCCTCCCTGTTCCTTTCCCGGCGCTCCGTTGCCATTCGTTCGCTGCGGTCGCGGGCCTTTTTAAGAGGTACGTCGCTGTGGCCCCATTGCTCATAACCTTGAGCGATCATATCGTAATAAAAATCGGTCGGTGGGTTCGCTACTCGGCGTCCGCGTCTTTTCTTATTCATGATATACATCATCGCCTTAACTCTTTTGCCGGTATCGTCAACCACCGTCACCGTCTTTTTTTCGTACAAGGTCGGGAACCCTTCTAAGGTATCCAGTGCGGCCTCGTCTTTCGGGCCGATCTTGTATAGGGCGCCGCGCACCATGCTTGATTGTTTTGGCTGTACGTTTGCGACCCCGTTAAATACTAGCCTGTAATCCGGCAGTATTGCCTTGCTCACCGGCTCCGATGTTCTGCACCGGGCATGCATCATAATTTGTTCCATGTTCATGCCGTATGCGAAATATAGTTTTTTACGTGCCATCTTTTTTCTCCAGTATATGTGGGTGGTTAAGGTTTAATCAAAAAGGCCGAGGCAGTCGTCAATTACTTCATCAGCTAAAAAGGCAGCCTGCTCGTCACCGTACCGGTCTGCGTCGCTTTTCATTTGCCTGATCGTGTCGTTCATCGCGTCGGCTAAACTTGGATCGTCTTTTGCTACTTTTTGGGCTTTTTCTATTACCTGGTTAGTGCTTAACATTTTGTTTCTCCGGTTGCTGTATTTAACTGATGGTTTAATATTAGTCGATGTGTACAGAGTTCGCCAGTCATTTCGACAACTTTTCCCGCCTGTAAGTGATTGAATTGCCTGGAATAAAAAAAATAATCACTTTTTTCGATCTTTTTTTTCTTTGTCTTTGTTTTCAGTAACTTACAAGGCAATTATTTTCATTGAATGAATGGACATTGTTCGTGATCGATACTATAGTCTATTCAACATAAAGATAAATACAAAACAAACCTTGGAGAGAAAACGATGATTAACAACAACAGAAAATTTGGAATAGAAATAGAACTGATAAGCCAACTACACCGCCCAATGTTAGCCGAGATTATTAACCGCGCAGGCGTACCTTGTAGAGCAGAGGCCTATAACCACAACACCCGCAACCACTGGAAATTAGTAACGGACGCCAGCCTAGGTAACGGGGGCGCAGAATTAGTAAGCCCGATACTGAAAGGCCAAGACGGATTAAACCAACTGAAAAAAGTATTAGACGCCATCAACGAAAACGGGGAAGTGACGGTCAACCGCAGCACCGGCTTACACGTACACCATGACGCTCGTGACCTGAACGGAACCCAAATGGAAAACATAGTTTTAAACTACAGCAAGTTCAGCAGCAATATAAACGGCGTATTACCTAGAAGCCGCCGCAACAGCCAATGGGCAAGGATACAAACCTCAGTAGCTAGAAGCAGCGAGAACGCGCATACAGTAGCAGACGCCTGCCCCCGTTATAGCGCAGTGAACTTGAGCAGCTTTAGCCGCCACGGCACCGTTGAGTTTCGCCAACATAGTGGATCAACTGAATATGAAAAAATAGCAAGCTGGATAGAGTTTACACAGGCCCTCGTTGAAACTTCTAACGAACGCGCAACCGATGGAAGCTGGAGCGGGATGTTTGAATTTTTAAACGCCGGCACCGCGGTTAATACTACACAAGAATTTTTAAACCAGTTTCAACAAGCCCGCCATAAGAAAGAATTTTCACCAGCCGAGGGTACGAAAGGCCGAACGGTTATAGACCTAATGAGCGAGGGCATGACCAACGAATCAGTATTAGTGACCATAAACCGTTTATTTGATACCAATAGCACGAGCACCTCGGTAAGATACTGGAGAGGCCGTTACAATTTTAACCGCCGATTAAACGCATTGAGAGAACGCGCCGAAATAGTAGTAACCGAATCAATTAGAATTGACCCCGCCACCCGCACATACTTTGACGGACGCCGCGAGGCCTTCACCGCTTAAACATCACCCTCCAAGGTGAACCCCTCGGGCCTGTAAAACGGCCCTTTTTTTATTCCGATTCGGCGATCGTGATTATCGTTTCCGGTTCGCCTTTTTCTTGCGAGTATGTGATGGACGCGATTTCCCGGACTGTATCGTCGCGTAATAATCCTGCTTTGACGATTCCATCAATAGCTGCTTTGCCTGATACTGCGTCGGGGTCGACAAGCCTTCGGCGTATTGAATGGATATGGATATGTACTGCTTTATTGTACGGTCTAATTTTGCCCTCGCATGCCAATGAAGATCGCGTGTTATTTGATTCCACGTCGGCAGCTCTATCGGGATCGAGATCGTGGTGGTGCGGGCCGCCGGTCGTGCTTGTCTTTCGGTGGTTCCAGGTTCGCCATGCTCATCGATGCGCCCTCCTCCCATTGTAAGTTCTCCATTGTCTTTGCGAAATGTTCTTGCTGTGGTTTAGCGATATGATCGGGCATCGTATAAATATCTGGATATTTTTCATTCAAATATTTTTTCCTGGCCTGCAGGTGCTCCCACCGCTCACGCTCTTTTTTGTTAAGCGATTGCGCGTTTACCTTTTTCAAGCTGTTGAAATATTCCATCGCCTTTTGGTAGGCGGGCGAGTTTAAAACTTTATCATTTGACATTTAATTCTCCATCTTTCAATGCCTCGACTAATGATACCGCAAAGTCTGTCAGGCGATAAAGCACACCGACCTTGTCCTGGACGGTGACGTTGCCTTCATCAATGCGCCGTTTAAGCGTTGCCAGGACTAGCATCATAAACTCCAGGCCCGAGTCTTCTTTAGACGCGGCCTCGTGCATATCAAAATAGTGATGGCAGGCCATGCATAAGTCGGCAGTCAGGTCGTGAGGTTTAATCCCTGTCCCCTTGCCAAGTTTGAAGCTCATCATGCCGGAGTAATGAGCCGGTATGGTCGTTCCGTCTTCTCGCCGGCAACGGATGCATGCTTTACCGCGGGCATGGTTCAATAGTTTTCTTGATCGGTAATTAGGCATGGTCGTCCTGCTCTTGTTTCTGCCATTCAGTGAAAAACGATGCAACATATCCCTTTTTTACCTTAAAGTTCTCACATAGGTTTAATGCCTCAACCTGCGACAAGCCATTACTGTCTCTTTCTGGTTCCCCGAAATAACACCGACCACCTTCTTGCCACCAACATTTCTTACAAGCTTCCTCCTGTTCTTGTTCGCCGGATAGGGCTTGTTTTGCTATCTCACATGCAACACCTAAGTTGGTACATCGCATGTTTATCTTCTCAAGCGCGTCACGCAGGCGTTTGTTTTCATCCATGACTTTATTGAACTGTCTGTTCAAACCCACTTCCCGTTGAGCCGCTAAATCCAATCCCTTATTCGCTTTTTCCAGTTCCTTTTTGTGTAGTGCATCGGTTTCGGTTAGGGCTTCGCGGAAAACACATATCACCGTCTGGTGTATTGGTGTTCGATAGTCTGCGTGTAAATCAAATAACTCTAATATTCGTTCATTACTTACTGGCATTTTGACTCTCCTTTTTTAGTTTGCCGCGGGCCTGTTGTATCTCGGCGATCAGTCTTCCAGATTGACGCACCTCCGCAGGCAGGCTGCCGACTCGGTTTTTATTCATGCGGCAGTGAAGCGACCGGGATATACATTCAAGGTTATCAATGACGCAATTTAATTTGTCGCCATCGATGAAGCGGATCACATGGTCTCCTGGCACCGGCCCGTACTCCTCTTCCCAAATATAAACGTGCTTGTGCATATACCTGGACTCGGACTTGGTATAAGGGTTCGGGCGAGGGACTTTCATCAAGATAAATCCATCCTTCGGACAGATGCGTTCAGTCCACATCGGTTTCACGTTGCCAGGCATATCGCCTTTTTTGAAGCTGCCACTGTTAGGCTTGCACAGTCCTTTAGTTCCTTTGTTCCAGTTGATGTTGCCCTTCATGAATTTCCCGTTGCGATTGCACACCAGGTTATATTTTCGGACGCAGACCTTGATTTGCATTTCCGTGAGGAACAGGTTGAAAGCCTCGTTGATCATGTAAGCCACGTGCCGACGCTGGTAATGAGGATAATAGGCCCGGACGAACGCAACCTGCTCGGGCGTCCAGGTATGCCTCTCACCCCTCGGCATCTTGTTTCTCTAAAAAGAACTCCGGCTTTTTTCGGATCAGACCGTCGCCCAATTTGACCTGCGCGTTTAAAGCCAGGTTGCCGGAACTGATAAGCTGCTTCGCCACGTTCGTGACTGCCTGGCTCCTTTTGAGCTCAGCCTCCAGGGCGTCGTCCTTTAAAGATTCGTCGCCGAGTCTTTCCAGTTGAGCGAATAAGTGATTATTTAAGTCTTCCTGTTTGTTTTTCATGTTTGCAAACTCCGTATTTTAGCGATGGCAGCGCGAGCAACTTCCTTTGATGATCGCTCCGCAGGCTTTGCCGGTTGAGGGCCGCGAGGGTCGTATCCAGGCGTCTTCCTTTTGCGGTCGCCATAGATGCGATTCTTTGCGGCGACCAGGAGTCGATCCCACTCGTGGGTATTATGGAACCGTCCTCCGGGGGCCGACCATCGTATCCAGTTTTGGAAAGCGCGATCCCAATCCGCGTATTTAGTTCCCTTCGATTTATGGTGATCCCGAAAAACCGGGAAAATGATATCGGCCAATTCTCCGAAACCCCATCGGCCCAAACAATAAGCGCGATGTGTATCGGTGACCGTATAGCTATCTGGTAGCTTGGTTTTACTCATAATGCCATCCCCTTGATGGTTGTGATTGATTCATCTAGCCCCTTTTCCCCCGATCACGAGGATCGTCCGCTATTAAGCGATGGCCGTTAGACCAGGTACTCAGTTCCCCCTCTGTCCTTTATCGGGTTCCTGTTGACAGTTGGCTCGGTCAGAGCAGGTATTGTAAAGCATTCCATTATCGCGGCTTTTTTGATAGGCTGGCACCGCTTTGCCACACTTACTTGAGTCGGGGTATCGGCCCGTTCAGGTTACTCCAAGGTCACCTGGCAAATCATAACCCCGGACGCGCTCCATATTTCAAAGAGGGCCTCCGGGGTTTTTTTCATTTTCACACTGCATTCTTTTATCTCCATCAATTCCCCACTGACAAACGTGACGCGGCCTGTAAGACTAAATTCGCCGTTCTTGTTTTGGGTCGGGGTATCGGTGGTCATGCCCGGTTCACTATCGGACATCAATTCTTTCAACTCACTGACTGACAATTCTTCGTCGATAGCCTGTTCAATCAGGGCGTCAACCTTATCGTCGGAAATTTTGCATAATCGGAGGTAATGACTCCAGGTTAATTCATCGTGCCGTTTTTCGACGCCGAACTTTTTGGAGACCATCTTATATTGCGCGAGCGTGTCATAGGCTTTGCCGGTAGCTATTTGCGCCGATGCATACTGCTCGCCGTATTGCGCCTCGCCGAACAAAAGCCAGTCCCCGAGCAACCATGGAACGTGTCTGCTAAAGGAATATATTTGCATCCCAATATTATCCCAATCCTCAAAAGTGAGATCGGGCGGGAGTTCTAGGCATAGTTTGTCGTCCGGGATTAAAGGATTGATCATGGGCCGAAAACTAAATCACAGCGATCAAAAGCGCCGCCACTATCATCATGAATCTTTTGAGCCAGGTCGGGCGATATGCCGCGGCGTCCAGATATGATGCTGTAAACATACGTCACTGATACACCTAGACGCTCGGACGCGGTTATAATCTTGCGGCCATTTTCGTTAGGGAACTTTCGTTCTTTTGGGTTCGCAGCCGGTAGCTGATCGATGTATGCCTGGAACAAGGTTCGTATGGCGAGGGAGGTTTTAGCGTTTTTCATGATCTTATCTTAATCAAAGCGTTTACAACATGCAACCGTTGATATATTATTCAAGGCGTTTACAAATTCAAATCAAGGGGAATCAGTGAACATGATAGACGTACCCGCATTCCTGGGCATCGATGCACCTGATGAAATGCCTATACTAGAACTCGCCTCCCGGCTCGCCGAAAAAGGTTATCACCTGGAAAACACTCTGGGCGGTGACGTAAGGGCGGTGCCTATCTATGACGACAAACCACAATGGGACGAAGTTTGCTCCAGGGGATGTGGTCAACGTAAGCGCGAGTGTATCTGTAGTTTAATAAACCACCATGAGGATTAAATCCAATGTCAGCAAACCAAGAAATACAAACCTTTACAGAAAATGGTCAGCAGTTATCACTAGTCGACATGCAGAACCACGTCGCCCTGATAGACTCGATGGCCAAAAGTGTAATGAAAGAAGATATGCATTACGGGAAAATTCCCGGATGTGGAAGCAAGCCTACCTTACTGCTGCCCGGCGCACAGAAACTGGTGCTCGCTTTTCAACTAGCCGTTGATCCAGAAGTAGAAATAACGGATCACCCCGACGAGCACCGCGAGTATGCGGTTCGATGTGTTTTGACTCACATGGGAACGGGCCGAGTGATCGGCATCGGAACCGGCGTATGCAGCACCCGCGAGTCACGCTATAGATTCCGCACTAACGTGACCGACCAGGAAGTGCCGAAAGAATATTGGGAGCATCGTGACCCGGCCCTGCTTGGTGGGAATCAGTACAGAACCAAAAAGGTCGACGGCACCTGGTTTATCGTGGAAAAGATTGAACATGACAATCCGACTGACTATTACAACACCTGCCTCAAGATCGCAAAGAAGCGAGCACTGGTGGATGGGGTATTAACCGCGACCGCAGCGTCTGATCACTTCACTCAGGACATAGAAGACGATCCGGAGTTACATAAATCCAGCGCACCCGCCTCACAAAAGAAAGCCACTAGCCGACCGGCCAGCGGGGAAGCGGGCGAGCGGATTAACTTCGGCAAGCACCGCGGCCAGTTATGGAGCGAGGTTCCTAATGACTACATTGACTGGTGTATCAAAAACGCGCAAAAGGATCACGTCCGCGACGCCGCGCAGGCCGAAATGGACAGGCGCACCTCGGGCGAGGGGTCTCAAGTAGATGAAAGCGAGGGGCAGCCAGCGGGGCCGACTGACAATGCCTCGGAGTCAGATATTCGCGCTATCCGGCAAAAGCTAAAAGATTGCAATATGGAACTGCTGCCGATGCTGGACGCTTTAGGCCTGTTGTCGATCCACAGCATCCAGGCGCAGCACGTTCAGCCGATCATAAAGTACATAGATGATCCATCTGTAACCCCGGCCCTCGCCGACCTTTAAGCAGTTGTGGCCGGTCGCAGGGAAACTTGTGATCGGTCACATAACCGGAGGCAACAATGTTTTCATTTGACCCCGAGACGCACACCTATACTTTAGACGACCGACGACTTGAGTCGGTGACCGAGATACTGAAACCTCTTTCCCCTTCTGACTTCTATACCGAGGAGGGGCGCATCCGCGGCACCGCAATTCATAATGCCGTTTCTGATTTTCATGCGGGCAAAGACCCCGACCTCCCTGCTGAATACGCCGCATACCTGGACGGATACATTCAGTTTTGTCATGACTACCACTACGAACCGATCGAAGTAGAGGTGCCGCTTTACCACCGGACAATGCGTTACGCCGGAACTCCGGATAGTTACGGGGACTCCGCGCTCGGGCGCATCCTGCCCGATGTAAAGACCGGGGCCTTTATTCCATCCTATGCCCTGCAGACCGCGGGATATGAGGAACTGATCGTCAACACCACCAAGCTCAAAAAGTTTACTCGCCTGTCGGTTCATATAACGACCGAGGGAAACTACCGAGTCGAATTACATAAAAGTTTTACGGATAGGTCGGTATTTATATCGGCCCTGACTTTGATGCGCTGGAGGCGCACACACAACCTTTAAACCTTAACAGGAGATTTATAATGTCAGCACAATTGCAAGTAGTAGAAACGATACCGACCGACGTACAGGAAAAAGCCACTGCCGCCGAAAGTGCTCTCGGGCAGGCCAGGGCCTTATCCGTGACCGATGAAACCACTTACGAGGAGGGAGGCGCGTTCATCAGGGCCATGAAAGATCATAAAAAGAAATTGAACGACGAGCGCATGGAATTGACCCGGCCCCTGGACAAAGCAAAAAAGACCTTGATGGACTGGTTTAACCCGCACATCACCAACCTGGATAAAGCGATCAAGGAACTTGATCAGAAGATGGTCGGTTACTACCGCGAGCAGGAACGCAAACGACTTAAAGCCGAGGCCGAGGCCGCCGAGAAAGCCCGTAAGGAAAGAGAGCGCCTAGAAAAACGAGCCGCCAAGGCCGAAGAAAAAGGGCAGGAAGAAAAGGCAGAGGCCTTACGCCAGGAGCAGGAATTTGTTCAGCATGAACCCACTGCCCCGGCGCCGGTAAAGCAGACGGCAAACTCCACGATGCGAACGACTTACGCCGCGCAGGTAGCGGATAAATTGACGCTACTGGAGGCAGTTGTTGATGGGACGCTATCCATGGAACTGATCACCGTGAACATGACCGCGCTAAATGCAATCGCCCGGTCGCAGAAAGACACGTTCAAGGTTCCGGGTTGCCGCCTAGTGAAAGACACCACCACGGTCAGCAAAAGATAATGCCCGGAAAGGTTATTGCGGTGTCGGGGGGTTTCGACCCCCTGCACATCGGGCATCTAGCAATGCTCCAACACGCAAAAGAACTCGGGCGCGTGGTGGTGCTATTGAATACAGATGAATTTTTAATTGAAAAAAAGGGATATGTTTTCATGCCATACGTTGAGCGGTATGAAATAGTAAACGCCTTATATTGCGTCGACGAAGTGATTCGGGTGCTGGACGTTGATATGACGGTTCGCTATACCTTGATGAGATACTGCCATGAAATAGATGTTTTTCTGAATGGCGGTGATCGAAACGAGGGGAATATTCCGGAGGCCGATATCTGCCGGCGACTGAATATAGAGCTGCTCCACTATGGCGACAAAATTCAATCATCCTCCGAGCTGGTAAGCCGGGCCGAGGCCTCGCAAAAGGAGCGAGGGCAATGAAGACCCACCACCTGGTTATCGACTTCGGCAGGCATCAAGGGACGCTGTATACCCGCGTCCCGGTTTCCTATTTGAAATGGATGGTCAACACCGACCACACACATAAAGGCATCGCGCAGGCCGAACTGGAACGCCGGGGAACGGTGACGCCGGACGCCGATATTAGTGGACACGCTATTGACCGGGCCTCGCTGTTCTGCTTCGACATCTACCGGCGCACCCGGCATAAGGGCGAGGGCCTAAATGCCTGGCTCATTAGAATGATGCGCGAAGCTATGGACGCCGGTCTGATAGATGATACCGGCAAGCACCTGCACAACGATATGAAATTCGCCATCGATGATGATGGCATCTGGCCGATGTTGGTCACCGTGATGCGTAAAACTCAAAACGAGAGAGGAGGTAATAATGGACGTAAATAATAGTCAGAATCAACCGCCAGCGGCTAATAGTGAGCATCAGATAGCTTGCCGGTACTGCGGGGACACTTTAGTCACTAAAAAGGCTAATCAGGCATTCTGCGGCGAACCGCACCGCAGGGCATACGAGAAACTGATACGGGCAGTTGGCACCGCCATCCATCCAGGCATCCGTCTGATGATCGATGAGGTTATCCAGGCGCACCAGGAACCGGCGATCACAATAAAACCATGGGGCAGCTTTGAGGTTCTGGTTGACCGTCCAGGCATGAAGATTAAACGCCTGGCAATTAACGAGGGACACAGGTTTAGTCTCCAGCTTCACCGCGACCGGGACGAGTTCTGGTTCGATATCCAGGGAGCGGGATTCATCGAAATAGTGACGCCAGGCACCATGCCAGGTGATGAAGCTATCCGGCGACCGATGTCAAAACAGGTCGTGCATGTTCCCCGCGGGACGCTTCACCGGATAACCGGGCCTCTCGTTTTAATGGAGGTGCAACTTGGTAACACCAACGAAAACCACATTGAACGACTGGAGGATGATTATGGACGTTGATTTATTGCCCTGCCCGTTTTGCGGGAGTGAAAATTTAAGAATTGATCTAATGTTCTTCGACGATGATGGTGAGCACGAGGGGGTCGAGTGTATTGATTGCGACGCCTGTAACCGGGTGTCAAACTGGAACAACCGAACGGAGGAAAAATCATGATCCAGATAAAACCAATTATTCTGCTGTTAGCATTATCGATAAACCTGCAAGCCAACGAGCGCGAATGGGCCGAACTAAGTAAGGAAGTCAATCAGCAGTTTGCCCATATCGACGGGAACTGCGTGTTCGTGGCGATTGAGTTAAACCGCAGGCTGCAGGAGGCCGGCTATACAAAATGGCGGGTGCATAAATTATTTTTCAAAAACAAGTTGACCGGACACTGGATTGTAACCAACGGGACGATGGCCATGGATAACAATCGAAGCGGATTAGTTTGGCCGGTATCCAGGGTCGGCGAGCATGGAGGGCAGACCTGGAGCATAATGACTTATATTTATCCCAAGGAGATAATTGAAAAAAGGGCAGCCAGGAGGACAAAAAATGGAAGATAATAAATGTCCGCACTGCGGAGCGACCACTAAAGAATACCGGCACACGATGAGCAAGAGTTTAGCGCGATGCCTGGCTCTGGCCGCCAAGGCCGGGGAGAGGAGTTTTAACCCCGCCGATTATATGAACGCGAATCAGCGAGCGAACTTTCAAAAACTCCGATATTGGGAATTGATCGAAAAGGTTCGGGATGGCGATACCCGCGGCAAAGGAGGCGACTGGATTATCACGCGCAAAGGATGGCTGTTCTTATCAAACCAGGTCGACGTTCACTGGTTGGTGTGGACGTTCCGAGGTAAGCGTGTCAGGTACGAGGGAGAGACAATAAAGATCAAACAAGTGACAGGCGGGTGGATGTACCGCGGCGAATACGCCGAGGGATCGCAGGCCCATGGATAAGCTGATTCAATTCCCATCGAGGCCCGCCGATTTAGTGATCGGCGAACGCTATCTCTCGCGGTGGTATTTAATACCGCGCAACCGCTTTCTCAATATTTACCTGCACGAATATACCGGGGACGATGCCGACGAAGCGTTGCACGACCATCCCTGGTATTCGTTATCTGTTCTGCTTAAAGGGAAACTGGCCGAATGGGATCAGCGAGGCGACGTGAGAATAGTTGAACGGTTCACCGAGCTTCGATTTAGATCTGCCAGGTACGCGCACCGACTGGAACTAATAACGAGCGTTGCTTATACGTTATTCATCACAGGGCCGGTGATACGCGAATGGGGATTCCATTGCCCGAAAGGCTGGCGCCATTGGAAACAGTTTACTAATTTCCATCAGGACGGCGACAGCAGTCGAACTGGAATAGGATGCGGCGAGCATTGATCCATTATCACGGCACACCTATATCGAACGGTGGCGGGTCACAATATAAATCCCGCTTTTATACCGGGCGTCATGCATTCGTATCATTCGCAGACCAGGACGACCTGCAGATAGCTCTTGAATGTTGTCAATCGATCGCCCTGGATAACGGTGCATTTACAAACTGGAAAAAAGGAGGCGAAATAGACGTGCCTGCTTATATGGCATGGGCTTCGTCCCTCGGCCACTGCGTCGACTTTGCGGTGATACCGGATGTAATTGGGGGAACGGTCGATCAGAACGCCGACCTCCTGGTGCAGTGGTTACGGGCCGCCCCATCAGTCGTCGGCGTCCCGGTTTACCACATGCATGAACCCCTGGAATATTTAGCCGAACTCGTTGCCGACTGGAATATGATAGCTATAGGGTCGTCCGGTGAATGGCCCACGCCAGGAGCGGTAAGGTGGTGGCGACGGATGTCAGAAGTAATGCAGGTCGTTTGCGATCAGAATGGTCGGCCCCGATGCCGGGTTCATGGCCTGCGAATGCTATCGCCGGATGTATTCCAACACCTTCCTCTTTACTCCGCAGACTCAACGAACGCCGGCGTCAATGCCGGATCAATTTCCCGCTTCGGAATATATACGCCGGTCACCGCGGCGCAGCGAGCATGTATAATCGCCGACCGCATTGAGCAATATAACTCGCCTTTTGAATGGACTGCGCCACCGCAGATAGATTTACTCTAAATCATCCGGGGGCCGGTGCTCCCGGTTATGTTCCTCGGTAGCTTCAATCAACGACTTCCAGGTTTCGCCCAGGTCGCGCAGGTAGCGATCAAACTCCTGGAACCAGGCAACCACCGCTCTCCACTGGCCCGGCGTCAACGTAAAGCCATCCGGGTTCGCTTTTATAAAGTCCGGCCTCTGCAGTTTTAACCTGGGAGGCACCAGGACAGAATCTAAATCAAAGTCTTCATGCGTCCAGGACTCGGTCGGCGCCAGGTCAGGGATGGCCATTTTGGAAAACCCGCATCCAGCCAGGAGGATGCTAATGGATAGTAATAGGGCAGCGCTTTTCATCATTAACGGTTCTCAAGTCTGATCGGCATTCAAGGGCCTCCAGGTTACGGGGCAGAGCCTTGTTAATAAAGCCCGCATATTTTTCGTGGTCACGCTGCAGGGTCGCGGCGATCTTATCCTCCGAAGCTTTACTCGTGGCCCGGTCGGCCCGGTCACGGTTCTCCATCTGATTTTCATGCTGCCCGGCCAGGCGCTCAAGTTCTGCCTGGTGTCTAATCGCCGCAGCTTCCCCGCGGGCCTTTAAAATTTCCTTATCCTTTTCTGCCTGGACAACCTGGGCGAACGCGATGTCCCGTTGCTTTTCCATTTCAGCAGCTTTTTCAATCGCCGAGTTATACGTGTGCACGACCGCATAAACACCTGCAGCTGCTCCGGCGATCAATACGGCATAAATAATTAACGAGGTGCCGAACCCGGCCTGGCGTTTAAGGGGAACCATGTCTGGGAATGGTTTCGTCGTCGAGCTTCTGGTGGCAGGTCGGGCATATCGTTCCAGGGGAACCCATGAAGACGGTGACCGGAATCTCGTTGCCTTCATCGTCAACCGGCACCAAGTGACCCAGGGCCTTATCGTGACGAACGGCCAGCCAGTCGTCCAGGACTTGCCAGCGTTTTGACCAGGGGCCATCGCCCGCCATGCCCATCTTAGCTACCAGGCGCAGCAGCTCGTAAGCACGTGTCGAGATAGGGCCTGTAAATAAACCTAATACCACGAGTTCAATCATAAACGGCATGGTCGTTATCCGGGCCGCGACGCCCTGCAGGAGCAAAATAGAACCGATACCCCACTTGCGCCCCTCCCGGTTAGTTATCTTCCGAAGTTTACCGGGTTCAATCGGCAGCTTTTTTTCTTGCCGGTTCTGTCGACGGATGCCCATGATGGTCGTGATGGTCATCGTGACCCCGCAAATCAAGGGGCCGAACAGAATAGCCATAAACCACCCGAGACCGAGGTCGGTATAGGCCTGCTTTATCTGCTCGGAATAATCCGCGGAATAATGTTCGATTAAGGCCTGCTGGATATCACCGGCAAACACCGCCGGGATGATCAACAGGGAGAGAACCAGAGTGATCAAGAGCTTCATGCGGGATATTCCTCCCAGGTTAATTGGAAGTGTGGGCCATCCAGTTTAGGCCGCCGTCCATGTTTTGCTTTGAACCGGGTAACGTAAGCATCGATGTCGTCGTTAAAACTACCATCCTCCAGCGTCAGTTCCCGCAGGCGCCTATCCCATACCGCGCCCCACGTTATGTTTATCTCATGCTCGTCCGCGGCCTTACGCATAGCCAGGGCAATCCCCGCATAATCCTCCATATCCCAGGAGGCCTTGCCTTGAAACATTGCGACCACGTCAATGGCATGGCTCACACCGTTGAGGGGTATATGCCGGGACTTCATCGTCCAGGACTTGCCAGCTTTGACCAGGGCCTTTTGCCGGTGCTCGGTTCGGACGCCCTCGCTAATACCAAAATCGATGGTGGTAAGCTGGATGGCCCGCTTGACAACTATGACCAGGTCTTTATGGACGCCGTCCAGGCGATTGAGGGAACGGGTCGATAATCTGAAATGGTTCATTTCGGCGTCTTTCCTTGAGCCAGATCAGTAATCTTTCGCTCGATGTGATTAAGTTGAACTTGCATGGTGGCGCCCTTCCATGGCTGTATGCCGTCGCCGTTCGGGGCATGCCAATCATGAAGATCACCAACCTCCTGGGACATCTTATCCAGGACGACCGCGAGAGTTTTAGAGGTGGCCGCCATTGATACGACTGCCTGCTGCATTGGGTCGTCGGCCTTATGATCGGTTTTCTTTTTTATTAACGGAACTATGACGTCACGTATTAGAAGCAAGATAACTAAAAGCGCGACGCCGAGGTCGGTTACACCAGGTTCCATTATTATTCTCCGGTTTATTTTAACAAAGAGAATACTACAAGGCGCCGGTGGGAGTAGTTACTGCGAAATCTTCTAACCTAAAATGGTGACAAAGTGACCGATAAAATGAAACTTATGCGCTGTTTTTTGCTTCAAATTTCTTTTTCCGCTCGATCAATAACGAAATCGCCGGTTATCTTTTTGATTTTCTTTCGCTTGACATCATCGGTTTCCTTTTCAAGCTTTTTAATTACGAACTCATGATCGGTTGTTATCGTGTCATCACATTCAACCCAATGAAAACCCCGCGGGTCTACCGGGAACACGTCTTCATCTTGTTCAATCTGGCAAACACGGCCATTTCTGTGGTCAATCAATGCTTTCATGTCAGAAATATTCCGTGATTATAATGAAACCATCCGCCCCGGCTTCACCTGCTCTTGCTGCGTCATTCTGATTTGATGAAGGCCCGGCCGCGCCGCCACCGTAATCCCGCCCGGCGGACGCAACGGAAGCCGCGCTGAGTGATCGCCTTGTTCCACTGAAAAAAGAAGCGCCACCATACCCGCCCCATGATTCATTAACCCCATCCGCGTAACTATTACCGCCGCCAGATCCATAAATACTGATATCGCCGCCGCTGCCCGATCCCGGAGAACCCCCGTTAGCTGAATTAGTGGCGCCACTTGAGGTAGCCGCCATAGCATTTCCACCACCGCCGCCGGTAGCGGTCAAAAGCGCCCCCAATGAAGTAGTCCCGCCGGATGATCCATTATTTTGCCCTGCCGCGCCGCCTGCGCCGCCTGCGCCAATCGTAACGACTTGACTAGCACCAATATCGGACGCGGATAAAAGCTCGCGCGCATAACCACCACCACCACCACCACCGGCCGCGCAAGTTTGGTTACTGGACGTTGACGGATTCCCGCCACTTCCGCCACCGCCGCCTACCATTTCAACCAAACAATTCAACATGCCAGGCGTCGGCGTGTATGTCCCGCTGGCGGTAAATGTTTGAACATTCATCATTCCGGCCATCGCGGTATTTGCTGTTGAATTTATAACGCCTAAAGTTATCCAGGCCGCGCCATCATAAACTTTTAGAACCCATGCCGCCGCTGTCGTGTTGTCGATCCACATAACGCCAGCCGCCAGTTCTGCCGGAGCCGAAGACCCGACATGGTTATTCCGAACCAGATCGATATTCGCATCCATCTGGTTAAGCTTTGCCGCCGCCAGAATTTCCCCGACGCTATATGCTTGTCCTTCAAAGGCCATTTATTTCTTTTCAGCTATTCTCTTGTCATGCGCGTCGCGGTCTTTTAAATCCTGCGCCATCTGATCGTCCTGGCGCTTTTTTTCCGTCGCGATTAGTTCTGGCGTCCGTACCAGTAAAGCCATGTTTCTTACTAGCTCCGGTTCTTTATCGAGATCGTGCAAAACTGATATTGTTTTCGTGTGGTTTTTTGTCCTGGATATTTCTACTCCATCGCGCTCGATGATTGTTGTTTTGCTAAAAGTAACATTTCCCGTTTCTGGATTTGCATAAACTATCGATAGCTGTTCTTTTTCGATTAACGGCATCGCGGCCCCCTATTATGTTTCAGTT